TACAAACAAATAATGAATAACTGAATGGTGCAATTGGTTTTCGTTATGGTAGTTTTCAAGAGAGTAGAGTATGAAGCAGTATCCTGTAGGTGATGTCCACAATGCTGAAGAAGTAGTTTTCGCAACTACCGGCAGTCCGAATAAGCAATTAGCAAAAAATCAGAAACGCGAACGCCTTTATGCGATGAGCAACCTGATCGGTCAGCGTCTTTTATTGATACGAAAACAAATCGGATTAAGTTCAAGAGATGTTTGTGACAAAGTACCGGGCCTCAATAAATCTCATTTCAGTGAGTGGGAAAACGGAAAAAAACCGATACCGATTTACTGGTTAGTTCAACTGGCTGAATTATATGGTGTCAGCCTTGATTATCTCGTTGGCTTTGTCAGTGAAGATGAAGAAACCAGAGCCGCTTTTCATATCAAACGAATCATTATCCAGTCCAGCCAACAGTATCTAGCCTGTCTTGCAGATGCTATGGATACTGAAATGAAAAATTATCTCCTTATTATTTCCTCACAGCAGCAGACACTCAAACTATCCAGACAGTTATTGGATGCCATAAATCGAATGATTGAACTGAATCCTGAAGAATGGCCAGATTTGCGTAACGGTGCAAAAGTGGAACATTTAATAAATGAGCTTTCCGCTTCTTTAAAATCTACAGAGACAGTTAGCCGGCAAATACAAACCGCTAAAGAACAGCGTGCGCAACCGTATCTTAAGGATGATCTGTTCAGTCAGTTGAATGTGTCAGAACAGTGAAATACTGAAAAAAGAGACACGCTATTACGCGCGCGCGAGCCATCAGTAATAAATGCACTGCGAGACAGTAATGGAAGTAAAAAAGCCACCCCGTACGAATAAAGCAAAATCTAAACCACCGGCAACCGGTAAACGTACCCAATCTGCAAAAACTAAAGCAGCAGCGACTAAAAAGAACTCACTGGAAAAGGGAGTGGAAGAGGTTGCCAGAATAATAGAAGAACGTAAGAAACAGCAGCGGTTTAGTCCTGAATTGTTCTTAACAATACTGGATGAATGGCTGAAAGTAGATGAGGAAACAGGTGAATTCAGAACGTTAAGTGATGTTCTAAGGCTGCCCGGTATGCCGACAAGAGCAACCTTTTATCGCTGGATGGCAGAGGATAAATCAGGCTTCTTGTCTGAATTATATAACACGGCCGGCCAAGCGCACATGGATGAAATGCATGATGAACGAATCCGTGTAGCACGCGATTCAAGCACTGATATTGTAATGAAAGAAACTTCAGACGGTAAATTAATACCGGATGAAAACGTGAAGTCTGTTTTACGTTCACAACTGATAATCAAATCAATTGAATGGACATTATCCCGTCTGGGCAGAAATACATACGGCAACAATATCAGTGTTGAAACCAAAGTGGATGCTTCACCAGAGGCACTTGAAGAACTGGCGAAACTTGGTGCAGAAAACCGCCTACAGGCTGCCCGCAAAGCTCAGGAACACAGAATGCTGATCGCACAAGAAGTGCAAAATATGGAGAATTCTAATGAAGAAATTTATAACTGATTTTGTTACCTCCAGAATTCATGCCAAATTTCGGGAATTGAGTATCGGGGACATTATTGACTTATGCAATATTCCGGTTGAGTTCAATGAAAGAGGAATTACCAGAGCACTAGAGGGTATTGTTACGGACACCAGTCTGCCCGTAAGTGAATGGACTGCACAGGAACGCTATGCAGCCATGATTCATTATTACTATAACGTTAACTTCACTAACCTGAATATTGTGGTAGATGAGGAATCCGGCGCAACCATAGAAGATTACCTGATAACAGATAAAGATTATCCGGTAAAAGCACCAGGTACACTGGCTGAACCGCATGAACAGCCGTTTTTAAAATATGAATTTGTTCTTGATGCTGATTCTGAGAAAACTGATAGTTTATGGATGCTGCCTCTTACTGGTGAATGGATGGAAGCCATTGAACGGGTTGTACTAGGCGGTTATATCAAAAACACCACCAATAAGACCGAAGTATGGCGTATTGTCACAGCAGCAGCACAGATACTGCCACTGAATATTACGTTTAATCAGGCACTGGAAATAGCTGGTGTCAGTATAGATAAATATATAACAGACAATGCCAATCTGATTCTATCCATGAGTGAAACTCATTATGAAGAAGTGATGCAGGCATTTGATGCCGGTACTCAATATCTAGA